CTTGATATTTTCCCCGGAGGAAGATTCCTGTTGACTTTTTCCTACTTTCTTCGGGGGATATTTATATGGGCTTAGGGTTTTATGAACGTCTCGCAGTTTCTTCCCCTTTCGGCGAATTAGTTTAAGATATTTTACCGCCATAAGCCCATATAAATGTTGTACTAAACAACTGGGATTCCATATGAAAACAAGATGAAAGGGGTTGATAAAATATGGGAAAGCCGGCAATAGATCCAATTGACAGAGAGAATCAAATGATAGCACTAGCTATGGATAGAGCTGAAGAACGTCTTAGGGATGGCACAGCTACCTCACAAGAGATTGTGCACTTCTTAAAGTTAGGTTCAAGCCGTGAAAAAGCTGAACGAGAGAAACTTGAAAGAGAGAATGAAGTTTTAAGAGCCAAAGCAGAAGCTTATCAGTCTTCTCAGAAGATCGAAGAATTATATTCAGAGGCGATCGACGCAATGCGATTGTACAGTGGTAAGAGCAATGATTACTAGTAAGAGTTATTCAGAACTTATCACATATAACACATTTCAGGAGCGATTCGAGTATCTTAGAATACGAGGATTTGTAGGAAAGGAAACATTCGGACGAGATCGGTATGTAAATCAAGCATTATATTCTTCGCCAGAATGGAGAGAGTTCCGTAGAAGAGTAATAATACGAGATAACGGATGCGATTTAGGTATAGAAGGTCATGAGATATTTGATCGAATTCTAATTCATCACATTAATCCAATCTCATTAGAAGACATAATGGACAGAGCATATTGTGTTTTTGATATTAACAATGTTATATGTGTAACTCATGAAACACATAACGCAATACATTATGGAAATGAGCAATATTTATCGACCGTTCCAATGGAACGAAGACCTGGGGATACATGCCCTTGGAAATAGAAGGAGGGAGTATGAGCAAGAACTATAAGAAAGATATTTCTATTGAACCAAAGACACAGATGGAAAAAGCTGTGGAAGAGATTAAGACAAAAGTGGAAAGTGTAGAGAAAACAGCCGAGCCATTAATGGATGCATTTGTGTCTAAAGACACTACGGCAAAAGTAGAGTCTGCCCCTGTATTAGGAATAGTATCAGGATGTGAGAAGCTTCGTGTACGTAGTGGAAAAAGCGCTACAGCAAGTATCATTACCACATTACCAAAGAAAACAGTTGTGAAAATTCTCGAATCAGATGATCCAAACTGGTATAAGATCCAGGAGACAAAGACTATCGGTTATGTCATGAAAAACTACATAACTTTACAGTAGAAATGAGGTGCCATTATGGGAGAAGAAAGCATACTCGATTCTATAAAGCAATTAATAGGTATTCAGGAAGATGATACATCTTTTGACCTCGACATAATCATAGCTATTAATTCTATTTTGTCTGTGTTGACGCAGATCGGGGTTGGACCAGAATCTGGATACCAGATAACTGGAAGTTCTGAGACATGGTCAGATTTCATGGATGAAGATCCAAGAATGAACAGTGTTAAATCTTATCTATATATGAGAGTTAAGATGCTTTTCGATCCACCATTAACTTCATCAGTATCTACAGCAATGTCCGATGCTATAAAAGAATTCGAATGGCGTTTGAATGTACAGGCAGAAAGTTCACAGGAGGTAAATTCAAAATGAGTTCATACAGAATAATCGGAACAGATGGTGGTGAACTCTACCATTCTGGGACTAAAGGGCAGAAATGGGGAAAAAGATTATACCAGTATTCAGACGGATCTTTAACACCTCTTGGCCGAATCCATTATGGGGTTGGTCCGTCAAGAGATGAAAGTGTCTTAGCAAGAGATAAACAGATAAGAGCAAATAAGAAGACTTATAAAGAATCTCTTAAGAAGGCTAATAAGCGAGCTAAAGAAGAGCTGGAGAAACAGGCTAAAAAAGATGCCGGTGAATCCGAAGAAAGCAGTAAGAAAACCACAACATCTAGCACTAGTAGTTCTAAAAAGAACATAAGTGAAATGTCAAACGAAGAACTCGATTCCTACATTACTCGTTTACAGAAAGAAAAACAAGTCAAAGAACTTGAAAATGCTGTTTATGGAACAAATATTAATTCTTCCGAGAATAATAAGAAAGCAAATAATGGTAAATCATTTGCTAGACAAATCGGGGAATCAGCTGCTAGGACAATATTGACTGCAACTGTTGTATATACTGCTGGAGGAGTAGTTAACGCTATGGCTAAGGATAATGTTGTGAAAGGCGGTAAAGCCTTTAATAAAGAGAAGAAGAAAAACGAATAGGGTGAAACATAATGTTAAGTAATCATGCAGTTCCAAGATACTATGGAGAGTTTCGAGATGCTGTACTCAGAGGAGAAATACCTGTTTGTGAGAATATATCTCTCGAGATGAATCGAATCGACGAACTTATAGCAAATCCAAATTATTACTATGATGATGAAGCTATAGATGGTTACATAGCATATTGTAACAATGAATTAACCCTAACCGATGGAACAGATCTTGAACTTCTCGATACATTTAAACTTTGGGCAGAGCAAGTATTCGGTTGGTACTATTTCATAGATCGTGAAGTATATGTTCCGAATAAAGGGCATGTTAAAGGCGGCCATTACGAGACTCGAACTATAAAGAAACGCCTTACAAATAAACAGTATCTTGTAGTTGCTCGTGGAGCTGCCAAGTCAATGTATGATTCGAACATCCAATCGTTCTTTCTCAATGTTGACACATCGACGACCCATCAAGTGACAACTGCTCCAACAATGAAACAGGCTGAAGAGGTAATGTCGCCGATTCGTACTTCGATAACGAGAGCTAGAGGCCCACTGTTCAAGTTTTTGACAGAAGGATCATTACAGAATACCACTGGTTCTAGGGCTAACCGACAGAAACTAGCTTCAACAAAGAAGGGAATAGAGAATTTCCTTACCGGTTCATTACTTGAAGTAAGGCCAATGTCAATCTCTAAACTTCAGGGATTGAGACCGAAGATCTGTACGATTGACGAATGGCTATCAGGAGACATTCGAGAGGATGTTGTCGGCGCATTAGAGCAGGGAGCTTCGAAGGTAGATGACTATCTAATAATCGCTACCAGTTCTGAAGGAACCGTCCGAAATGGAAGCGGCGATACAATCAAAATGGAATTGTCAAAAATACTTAGAGGGGAGTATTACAATCCGCACGTTTCCATATGGTGGTATAGACTGGATGATATTCAGGAAGTTAACGATCCGGATACATGGCTTAAAGCCAATCCGAATCTTGGGAAGACTGTTACGTATGAAACATACCAGCTAGATGTCGAGAGAGCTGAGCAATCGCCAGCGGCTCGTAATGATATTTTGGCTAAACGTTTCGGAATTCCTATGGAAGGGTTCACATATTACTTTACTTATGAAGAAACCTTACCATGTCAAACAAGACAAGATTTTTGGTCTATGCCATGTGCATTAGGAATAGACCTTTCACAGGGAGATGACTTCTGTGCCTTTACGTTTCTGTTCCCGCTATCAAACGGATATTTTGGAGTTAAGACTCGTAACTATATTTCAAGATTAACATTAGACAAACTTCCCGGAGCTCTTCGAACAAAATATGAAGAATTTATGAATGAAGGGAGTCTTATCGTCATGGAAGGAACTATCTTAGACATGATGGAAGTCTATGACGATCTCGATGCTCATATTCAGAAGACTGAGTATGATGTACGATGCCTTGGTTTTGACCCATATAACGCAAAAGAGTTTATAACTCGATGGGAAACAGAGTGGGGACCATTTGGAATAGAGAAAGTCATACAGGGTTCTCGTACTGAGTCTGTTCCATTAGGCGAAATAAAGAAATTGGCAGAAGAAAGAATGCTTATCTTCGATGAAGAGCTCATGAGTTTTACCATGGGTAATTGTATAACTCTCGAAGATACCAACGGAAATCGGAAACTTCTTAAGAAACGATCAGATCAGAAGATTGATGCTGTAGCAGCATTAATGGACGCGTTTGTATCATATAAAGTAAATAAAGATGCTTTTGAATAGGAGACAGGATATGTATAATGTGGTTATGAGTTCTGGTGAGATTTACCATTATGGTGTTCTTGGTATGCATTGGGGAATAAGGCGTTATCAGAATAGTGATGGATCTCTTACAGAAGCTGGAAAAGCTAGATATGGTACAGGACCAGATTCAATAAAAGCTGCTAATTTAGATAGAGAAACTAAAGAAAAAGCTGTTAAATTGGCGACTAAAACTGCCGTATCAGCAGGAACAGTTTTATCATATCCAGCTATAGAAAAAGCAATAGCAGCTAAAACTCCTGATATAGTAAATAAAGTTCTTAATAGCGATGTTTTAGTAAAGTATATAGCTAATTCAAATAAAGTTCCTGAAGTTGCTGTTAGAAAAATGCTCTCAGAAGTTTCTAAAATACCTGTTGATTCTATAGCATCTACTATTGGATCTGAAATAACATCGGCTCAGGCCATTAGCATAATTTCTCAAACTACTGGAATTTCAACGCAAGTTTTATCTGGTGCTGCATCAGTTGCATCCACATTATCTTCTATAGGACCAATGCCAATAGTAGGAACTATAGCAGCAGTTAAAGTTGGTAAAGCTGCTGTTAAAGGATATAAGATGTATAGAGATTATACAATGAAAAAAGCAGAGTTTAATACTTCAATATAGATAATAGAGGTGTATATAATGTATAATATAGCTATGGAAGATGGTGAATTATACCATTTTGGAACATTAGGCATGAAATGGGGAGTTCGACATTACCAGAATGAAGATGGAACTTTAACTCCAGCTGGTAAAGAACGATACGGATCAAAGATCGAAAGTTATAAGTCTGGTGTCGAAAAGAAACTTGGTAGAATGGATACCAAAGTAACAAAGAAACAAACCGAAGCGAATAAACTTTATGCAAAAGCTGATAAGAAAGCAAATCGCATGATCTTCGCTAATCCCGAAAAAGCTGGTAAACTTTATAACAAAGCCGATAAATACCAGCGTAAAGTTAATAAGCTAGAATATGAAGGCAAAAAATATTACGAGAAACAGGTTAAATCGATGTCTAAAATAGACACTTCCGATTCACTTACTAAAAGTTCAATAGCGATAGGCGAAAAATTCGTTAATGATGTAAATACAAGATCGTCCATGTTATATATTAAACGTACTGCTTAACAGATTGGAGACTAACATGAGTATTACAATAGGAACCAGACTGAAACATGCCTGGAATGCATTTTTAAACAGGGCACCGACGGCTAATTGGGGTCGTGGTCCAGGATACAGTTATAGACCAGATAGAAAACGGCTATCACGAGGAAACGAACGATCAATAGTTACATCAGTATACAATCGTATATCACTTGATGTAGCAGGGCTGGATATTCAGCATGTTCGACTTGATGATAAAGGTCGTTTCGATGATATGATCGATTCTGGTTTAAATAACTGTTTAACTTTAGAGGCCAATAAGGATCAAACAAGTAGAGCTTTCATACAGGATGTAGTCCTCTCAATGTTAGACGAGGGAGCAGTAGCAATAGTTCCAGTAGACACTACAACTAATCCGGAAGTTACTGGGTCATATGACATCCAGACTATGAGAACCGCTCAAATTTTAGAGTGGTATCCAGATCAAGTTCGAGTGCGTCTATACAATGACAGAACTGGTCATAGAGAAGATATAATTCTCGAAAAGAGCATGGTGGCTATTGTGGAAAACCCACTATATGCTGTAATGAATGAATCAAACTCTACTTTACAGCGTTTAATAAGAAAATTAAATCTTTTAGACGATATCGACGAGCAATCAGGAGCTGGTAAACTTGATCTTATTATTCAGCTTCCATATACTATCAAATCTGAAGCTCGCCGACAAGAAGCGGAGAAACGACGTGCTGCTATAGAAGAGCAGTTAGCAGGCTCAAAGTATGGTATCGCATATGCTGACGCCACCGAGCACATAACACAATTGAATCGTTCTGTTGACAACCATCTTATGTCTCAGATTGAATATTTAACGAGTATGCTATACAGCCAGTTAGGAATCACTCAGGAGATCATGAATGGAACAGCAGACGAGAAAGCAATGCTCAACTATAACAATCGAACTATCGAACCGATTGTATCAGCTATCGTCGATGAAATGAAACGAAAGTTTCTAACACCTACCGCTCGTACCCAAAAGCAGTCGATCATCTTCTTCTCAGATCCGTTTAAGTTAGTTCCTGCCTCTGAGATAGCAGAGCTGGCAGACAAGTTCACAAGGAACGAGATTGCGACATCGAATGAAATTAGACAGATCATAGGTATGAAACCAGTAGATGATCCGAAAGCTGACATGCTGGTCAACGCCAACCTGAATCAGTCAAGTGACGTTGAAGCTCAGTATGTAAATGGGCAGAAAAAAGAAAACGAGGAGGAAATTCAAAATGAATGAAAAATTCGATTTTAGTGGATGGGCCACTAGAAACGACATTCGTTGTGCAGATGGTAGAACAATTCGTAAAGATGCGTTTAAACACTGCGATGGAGAGACGGTTCCATTAGTTTGGAATCATAACCACAACGATGCATTCAATGTTCTCGGTCATGCCAAATTGGAAAACCGAAACGATGGGGTATATGCTTACTGCTCACTCAATGATAGTGATGCAGGACGTAATGCCAAGATGCTTATACAGCATGGTGATATTTCAGCTTTATCGATTTATGCAAATGGATTGAAAGAAGTCGGGCATGATGTATTACATGGTGTTATCCGTGAAGTAAGTTTAGTTCTTGCCGGAGCAAATCCTGGAGCATACATCGAAAATGTAATGTCCCATGGCGAGGAAGATGGTAATTCAGCCATTATCTATACTGACGAGAATATTGAGCTTGCTCATGATGCCACTGATGACGAATCCAGAGAGTTATCCCATGCTGATGAATCTAAAAAGAAGGAGAATGACGTGGTAGAGACAAATAATAAACCTGACGAGTCAAAAGATAATAAGACTGTTCAGGAAGTAATTGATACAATGAGTGAAGAGCAGAAGAAAGCTATGTATATCATGGTTGCAGCTGCTTTGGAGGATTCCAAGAAAGAAAAGGATGACTCTGATAATAATGAAGGAGGAGAAGACATGAAACATAATGTATTCGACCAGGATGATCAGCAGGGCGGAGTTCTGGCTCACGATGCAATGAAGACCATCATTGAAGATGGCAAGAGATACGGCAGTCTTAAGGAAAGCTTCCTTGCACATGCCGATGAGTATGGTATTAAGGATATCGAGTATCTGTTTCCTGATGCCAAGACCCTTCAGAACACACCGGATTTCATAAGCCGTCAGCCGTCTGACTGGGTTAATGTAGTTATGAATGGTGTATCACACTCTCCGTTCAGCCGCATTAAGTCTATCTTTGCAGACATTACCGAGGATGAGGCTAGGGCTAAGGGTTACATGAAGGGCAACCGTAAGAAGGATGAGGTATTCTCTTTACTTAAGAGAACAACCACGCCGACCACCATTTACAAGAAGCAGAAACTTGATCGTGATGACATCGTAGACATCACAGATTTTGATGTTGTGGCATGGATCAAGACCGAGATGAGAATGATGCTTAATGAGGAAATCGCTCGTGCTATTCTCTTTGGGGATGGCAGACTCGCATCTTCAGACGACAAGATCCCGGAGACGAACATTCGTCCACTTTACAATGACGATGCTCTCTACACAATCTCGAAGACAGTTACACCTGAGGCAGATGAGTCACTTTCACATGCTATTATCAGCGCTAGCGTTTCAGCTCAGGATGACTACCAGGGATCTGGCAATCTTACAGCATTTATGCCGCAGTCAGTTATCACTCCGATGCTTCTGATGGAGACACTCAATGGAACACGTTTGTATCCGACTCTCAATGAGTTGGCATCAGCTCTTAATGTAGATAGAATCGTTAAGCTTCCGAAGGGTATCTGCCCGGATAATGTATATGGTGTGATCGTTGACCTTAAGGATTATAATGTTGGCGCTGATAAGGGTGGAGAGATCAACATGTTTGACGATTTCGATATCGACTACAACCAGCAGAAATACCTTATGGAGACTCGTTGCTCTGGCGCGCTTGTAAGACCGTACTCTACAATTGTGCTTAAGGCTGCCGGTGAGGAAGGCTAGGAGGAAAATTCAAAATGGCAAAGTTTAGTTGTATGATCGGGTACGTTACTACCGAGGAAACAAAACCCGGAGTGTGGACTCCAGTAATTGTTGAAAAACGATATGCTGCCGAGATCACTAAAAATGTACTTGCGGTTAAGACAGCTGGTGTCAACGATGATATTACTATGAATAATGTCATAAGTATTGTCGCTGACCCCTTTGCCTATAATAACCTCAAGTCTATTCGATATGCAACCTATATGGGTGTTAAATGGAAAGTTACAAATATTGAAGTTGAGCGCCCTAGGTTAATACTAACGGTTGGGGGTGAGTATAATGCGTCCTAGAGAAGAACTTCAGACAATACTGGAAGATATTTTAGGAAGCAGACAAGTATACTTCCAGTCCCCGGAAACTGTTAAAATGTCCTATCCAGCAATCGTGTATGAACTGAATGCTATAGGGACAGTACATGCAGACAATACTTCATATCACCATACTCGTACATATAATATCACATTAATAGATTACGATCCTGATAGCGAGTTTGTTCTGCCTATTTTAGAATTACCAATGTGTAAGTTCAATAGATCTTATACTGCTGATAATTTGAACCACTTTTCTTTTACATTATATTTTTAAGGAGGAAATAAACTATGTCCAAAATTAAATGGGATACAGTCGGTGAGCGTTACTATGAAACCGGCGTCGATCATGGAGTGCTTTATCCACAGGATTCCAAAGGTGCATATCCAAAGGGTTATGCTTGGAACGGTCTTACTGGTGTAACTGAGTCTCCGTCAGGAGCTGAGGCATCAGACATCTATGCTGATAACATTAAGTATGCTACACTTCGTTCTGCCGAGACATTCGGTGCTACAATTACCGCATACACTTCACCGGACGAGTTCGCAGCTTGCGACGGATCAGCTTCTATCGCAGAGGGCGTTGTGATCGGACAGCAGAGCCGCAATCCATTTGGTCTTTCTTACAGAACCAAAGTTGGAAATGACACAGCATCTGAGGATGACGATAGCTACAAGCTTCACATCGTTTACAACGCTACAGCTTCTCCGTCAGAGAGAGCTTATGCTACAGTGAATGATTCTCCGGAGGCTATTGAATTTAGCTGGGAGATCACCACTACTCCAGTTGATGTAGCGGGCCATAAGGCTACTTCTACGATCACTATCGATTCCGCAAAGGCCGACGCTACAAAGCTTGCTGCTCTTGAGGCTATTCTTTATGGCGATGATGAGAATGAAGCTAGACTTCCACTTCCGGATGAGATCGTTACACTCTTCTCGACATCTACTGTTGGCTAGACAACGGTCTGTAATACCAGAAATTAGAAAAATTGGCGGGGATTTCAGAAATTCAAAATGAAGTTTGAAAGAGGTCTCCGCCTCTTTTTATTTGAAAGGAGAAAAAATACTATGTTCACTAAGAAAATTACATATACTGACTACAATGGCGTTACTAGAACTGAGGAGTTCATGTTCAACCTGACAAAAGCTGAACTTATGGAAAAGCAGATGTCTACAGCTGGCGGATTAGATACGGTTCTTCGTCAGATTATAGATTCTAACGATCAGACAAAGATCACGGAGGCTTTTAAACAGATAATTCTTAAGTCTTATGGAGAAAAGTCAGAAGACGGAAAGAAGTTTATCAAAGTTCGTAACGGGATCCCTCTTTCAGAAGAGTTCTCTCAGACTGAGGCATATTCAGAGTTATTTATGGAACTTTCTACAAATGCTGATGCCGCAGCTGAATTCGTCAATAAGATTATTCCGCAGTCCCTTGCTGCAGAAGTATCAAAGATTCAGGCTAGAGACGCTGAGGATGATGCAACTCATACATCGTAATCAGTTTGTTAATTATAGAAAACGGAGGTTGAGACATTATGCCATTAATGGTAACAATACCGGCTACAGATTTGTTTGATGAAACAACTGAAGAATTTCACACGGTAAAAGAAACTAAGTTGAAGCTCGAACATTCGTTAGTCTCAATTTCGAAATGGGAATCTAAGTATGAGAAACCGTTTTTAGACGGACTTCAGGATGGGCAAGAAACTATAGATTATATTAAATGTATGACATTGACACAAAATGTCGATCCTATTATATACTTATGTATTCCGCAAAGTGTATTGCATGAAATAGATGAATACATAGCAAAACCAATGACCGCCACAACTATCACTGAACGTGGTCCTAGGCGTGGTAGAAACCAAAAGATAACTTCTGAGCTTGTCTACTATTGGATGATAACTCTTCAGATACCAACTGAATTTCAGAAATGGCATTTCAATAGGTTGATGATGCTTATAAGAGTTTGTCAAGCCGAGAATGAAGGCCCGAAGAAGATGAGCCAGAAGGAAATAATGAAACAAAACGCTGCTTTAAACGCTGCTAGAAAAGCCAAACATCATACGAAGGGGTAAAGTAAGCTAATGAATGAACAAATAGAATTTAATGTGGAAAACCAAATACTGACTAGAATCGATAGTTTTATGCCAGTAAAATGCTCTAAAAATTATCTATATGCAAAGTTTAATTTCCAAACAGATGAATGGAAAGATAAAGAAAAATTTGCAGTATTTACTGGCCTTGGAATTAAGCCAATAAATGAACACGGCAGACATCTACCTTGATGAACCTTTGCGGAAGGTTGGAGATTATACTGATTACATTAATTTCGCTGAGGGAAAAGTAGTCAGGAATATTCTGAACTTCGTTCCGAGTGGGGATGATGATTGGATTTATAGCACAAATTATGGAGTAAGATTTCAGTTGCGCAACCCACTATTCGGAGATGTTGGGACAAATGGTAGAACCAAAATATTGTCAAACCGATTTGTTTACGGTACGGGGGCAAACAATTATGTTACATTTCGATATAGCTTTTCAATTTATGTTTATTACACTGAATTTACTTCCGCAGACGAACTCAACGCCTACTTTGCAGAAAATCCGACATATTTCCTTGTTGTTCTAGGTACACCAACAGAGGAAGAAATTGAATTGCCGAGTGTGGCTACGACAGAGGGGATTTGCTATGTGAGTATTGATACATCTTTGGCACCTAGTAATATGGAAGTAAGCTATTGTGTGAATGAGGAATAGCAATTAAAGGAGCGTGATTATATGAGTATAATGTTCGGTTCAGCCAGAATTGGTGAAAATGGAAAAGTAACAGGCGGAGCAAAAGGCGATCAAAAGCAGACGAGTTCTACCAATGACACAAAAGGCGAAGTTTCAATGCAACTTATGTATAAGCATGTCAAAGGATGGCTTGTATTTAGGCCTAAGAAAGTATCTCATGCGGATGCTATTGCCGAACGTACTACAGCTGCCTGCAATAATAGCAATATTGGTTATAACCAGAATGAACGTACTGGGGTAGTAACAAACGGCATCGATACTAAAAAGAAAACTAATGCCGATTGCAGTACGCTCATGAGAGAAGTTATAAAAGAAGCGACCGGTGTCGATCTTGGTAATTTCACAACGGCTAATGAGCCAAGTATTCTAAAAGCTTCTGGATTATTCGAAGATTCATTTAAATATGAATCTCAGGACAAAACCCCAGTTTATAACGGCGATGTTCTGGTTACAGAGACCAAAGGACATACCGGAGCTATTTGTAGCGGAAATCCAAGAGTATCAAAGTCAGATTCTAAACTTACAGTTCCTGAACCAACACTCAGGAATGGAAGTTCTGGAACCCAGGTCAAATATCTCCAGAAAGCATTAAACAAACTTATAAATGCTGGATTAACCGTTGACGGAGATTTCGGAAGTAAAACTGAAAAGGCTTTAAAAACTTGGCAGAGTGCAAATTCATTGACTTCTGATGGAATTTATGGTTCTAAATCTCAGTCAAAAATGAAAAAATTGCTATCATAAGGAAAATTCAAAATGGGTGTAATTTTTAAACATAAAGGAAGTTTCAAGCATGTTGAAAACTTTTTTCAAAGGATGAAAGATCGTAATATAGCTAGTATATTGCGTCCTTATGCTCAACAAGGAGTTGATGCTCTAAGTATGGCTACACCCATTGATACAGGTCTCACAGCTGCTTCATGGGGTTATGAGATAACTGAAGAAAACGGAGTGTATTCTATTCATTGGCTAAACACCAATGTAAATAAAAACGTGAATATTGCCCTAATATTGCAATATGGGCATGGAACTGGAACTGGTGGCTATGTCACTGGAATTGACTATATTAACCCGGCTATTCGTCCTATATTTGAAGAAATGCCTGAGAAAATTTGGAAGGAAGTGACTAGACCATGAGCAGTGTTGATACCAGAGTTGTAGAGATGCGATTCGATAACTCTCAGTTTGAGAGCGGAATAAAATCTAGTATGAGTTCTCTTGAGAAACTTAAGGCTAGTTTGGATCTTAAAAGTTCTGAGAAGAGTCTTGAAAGTCTAGAAGCTGCTGGTAAGAAATTCTCTCTTGCTGGTATAGGCGACAGTATTGATGAGTTAAACAATAAATTCTCTACAATGGGAATTATTGGAATGACTGCAATTAGTAACATTACTAATAATGCCATAAATTCTCTTCGAGGTATTACTAGTAGTGTTACCGGTCTGATTAAGACTGGCGGTATTAACAGAGCATTAAACATAGAGTCTGCTAAGTTCCAGTTGGAAGGTCTTGGAGTAGCTTGGGATAGCATTTCAGAAGACATTAACTATGGTGTTCAGGATACGGCATATGGCCTCGATGCAGCAGCTAAAGTAGCATCTCAGTTGGTAGCTTCAGGTGTACAGATTGGTGACACTATGAAATCCGATTTGAGGGCTATTTCTGGTGTTGCTGCTATGACCAATGCCACTTACGAGGATATAGGTCAGATCTTTACTACTGTAGCAGGTAATGGAAAATTAATGACAGAGCAGCTTCGTCAGTTTTCAGTAAGAGGACTGAATGTTGCTGCTGTTCTTGGTGAACAACTTGGCAAGTCAGAAGCTGAGATTCGAGACATGGTTACAAAAGGCAAGATTGACTTCCAAACTTTTGCCTCAGCTATGGATAGTGCTTTTGGTGAGCATGCTAAGGATGCTAACAAGACATTTACCGGTGCTCTTTCTAATATGAAAGCTGCATTTTCAAGAATAGGTGCCGATATTGCTACTCCGGCTATGGAAATGCTAAGAGTAATGATGAATGCTCTTATCCCAGTTATTAATGCAATTCGAAGCGAACTAGCCCCAGCAATAGAGGCGCTTTCATATAAGATGAAAGTCCTTGGATACTTTGTTAAGCTTGTTTTGGAAGACGTAAATAATTCTGGATTATCAAAGTTAGTTGCAACCATAAAAGCCATAAAGAATGCCCTTACTCCTACAGAAAAAACTCTAAATAAATTGGGAAGAACATTTGACGGCTTTATAGCAGTTCTTGATATTTTAGTTGAGATCGTTGATGCAGCATTAGTTCCGATACTAGAAGCTCTCGGGTTTACAATGGAAAACATTGGCGGCGGAGTTCTAAGCATAACTGCCAATATAGGCGATATGCTATGCGAATTTAGAGATTGGGTTCTTGAAAACCAAGTAGTACAGAATACTTTTGGATTACTCGGTAAAGGAATCGCAGCTGTTATAAAGTATATCGGTCAAATAATAGACAAGGTTGAAGAATCTGGTGTAATAGATTCAGCTTTTACCACAATAACCGCGGTTCTAACAAACCTTTTTAATTTAATCTCTGGTCAGGCTCCAAATGTTACCGATGTATTAGAGGATTTTAAAGATGGATTATTAGATTTGATCCAGAACTTCAGCCTTGACAAGTTGATTGACACTTTCAAAGATCTTGGAGATGCTATATTAGGTGTTAAAGATAATATAAGCGATGCCGCAACAGCTGTAGAATCTACGGGTAAAGGTCTTCCAAAACTAGAATCGTCATTTAGCGGAGTTACATCTGGAGTGAGTGCTTTTATCGAAAAGTTGAAGTCACTTATAACATTCGAAAATGGTGCAAAAGTTATAGCACTTGCTTTAGGTGCGACATCGGTTAAACTAGGATCATCTATAGGTAAACTAATTGATAAGATTATAAAGATTAAAGATCCTATAGGCGTCTTAACTACTGGTATAGATAATTTATTTAAGACTTTATCTTATTCAGTTACCCAGATTAGCAAATCAGTTAGTAGAGCAGCAAATGCAGTAGCTCTTAAGAATTTTGCAGAAGCGATTCTTATGCTCGTCGGAGCCATAGCAATTCTCGCATTACTCCCTGATAAGTCTAGAATTCAAGATTCTCTAGTAACAATAGGGCTTTTAGTTGTTGTGATGTCAGGTGTAATGAAGTTAATGACTATTACGCCTGCTGGAACAGCTAGTATGGCATCTATTGCCGCGGCGTTTCTTGGTTTAGCAGCAGCTCTTGTCGTGATGGGCGGAGTTGTTGTCGAGATGAAGAAAGTTGCTGAAGGGTTTAAATCTTTTCAGGATGTTTTCTTAACATTCGGAACACTAGTAACAGCAGCTGGAACATTAGTTATATTTACAAAGCTAATATCAGGAGTAGCAAAAGATCTTTCTGCTTCAGTATTTCTTTTAATACCGATTGCTGCATCATTATATGTATTTGCAGTTGGATTACAGAAACTTGCTAATGTTGACATTGGTAATCTTGGCGAGTTCATGCTAAAACTTGTAGTATTCTTTGGATACTTCAAAGTTGTGTCTTCAATGGCAGAGTCCTTAACGGGTGGAGCAGCATTGGCTCTAATCTCTATATCTGCGACGATACTTATATTTGCTGAAGCCATTAAAAAGATGTCTAATATAGGATTGGATAAAGTTCTATTATCACTTCCTGGAATGATCGAGTGTATTCTATTTATAAAGATTATACTCAAGGCATTATCTTCAATGAAGAAAGAAGCATTAAAAGTTGGTGGAACCGTACTAGCGATAGCAGCCGCTATGGATCTTATGGTTATAGCTATAAAAGCCTTCGGCAAGATGAAAATCGAAGATGTTATTACTGCGGTAGCGATGATGACCCCAATAATGGCATTGTTTGCTGGAATTATAGCAATTACTCACTTTGCTGGCGAAAACGCAGCAAAAGCTGGCGTTACATTACTGGCAATGGCGGTATCTATCGACTTACTAGCAGTGGCCATAGCTTTATTATCAATGCTTGATACAAAGGCTGTTGCAAGAGCTACTTTATATATTGCTGAAATAATGGCAATGTGCGCGGTTGTTATAGCTTCGACGTATCTAGTTCGGGCTGCAAGCAAGACAATAGCCATGATTGCTGTACTAATAGGTGTATTAACCGGATGCGTAGCTCTTTTGACATTTCTTGATCAGAATAAGTTACAGTCGACAGTTGACACAATGTCAGCTGTTATATTATCTCTATCGGCGATGTTCGTAGCCATCGGGTTAATGGGCACCCCGGCAAAAGAGGCTATATTAACTATAGGTGTAGTAGCTGCTGTATTGGCTGAAGTAGCTATTGTATTAGGTTTACTGTCTAATTTAACAGATGCCGATTCAACTTTGAAAATAGCTGAATCTATAAGCATGATACTTATTGCTATGGCTGCTGTTATGGCTGTAGCAGCTGGCGTTGGACTTGTCGGTGCCGCAGCCACTGAAGGCCTGATAACTATGGCGTCAGTTATAGGAATTATTACTGGCATAATAGGTGCTTTAGGAAGTTTGATTAATGCCTTAGGTGTTGGAGATGAAATCTTAGCCGGACTCGATCTGATGACACAGATATTAGAAAAGGCGGGAGAAGCTATTGGTTCATTCTTCGGTGGAGCAGTTAGTGGATTATTAACATCGGCAACGAGCGGATTAGGCCAAGTAGGACAAAATCTTAGTGATTTTGCAGAAAATATTAGTGGTTTTCTTGATACTATAAAAGAAATAAATCCAGACCAAATAACATCTGTAGAAGCATTGGTTTCGATTATTACCGCGTTAGCTAAAGGCAAGATATCAAGCAATCTTATGTCGATATTTGGTGGGAATGGCGATAATCTTATAGACCAATTCGGCCAATTAGGAGAAGCTATCGCAACATTCTCAGACAAAGTCAAAGACGTAGACCCAAGTAATTTGGAGAGTGCATCAACAGCAGCTAAATATTTAGCTAAAATAATAGCCGTTATACCTAAGAAGGGCGGACTAAAAGGCTTTATATTTGGCAATACCATGGATATGGGAACATTCTCTGAAGGATTAGAATCTTATGGAGAAGCATTAGTATCATTTTCCAATGCCGTTTCAGGAGAGGATTTTGATGTAAAAGCTATTAAGAGTGCTGCAAAAGCGTCAATGTCTCTAAGTGATTTAGTAGATAGTCTTCCTGAAACTGGAGGAGTATTACAGGATTTCTTTGGTTCTTATGATCTCGAATTATTTGGAAATCAGTTAGCTAAATATGCTTATTGTCTTGTTGTAATGTCTAACACATTCAAGAATGGGCAATTTAATACAGATTCTTGTGCACTTATACAAGCAGCATCAGATGCTACTGAACCGTTAATTGAGATGTGTGGTAAGCTTGATCCTACTGGCGGAGCTATACAGAATTTAACCGGAAATAAAGATATTTCGCTATTCGGTGAGAATCTTAAATCATATGCAGAATCATTAGTTACGGTTTCAACAACCCTCAAAGATGGGGAAATCGATTATGATGCTATCGAGAATGCCAGAGCTTGTACAGAAGATCTTATAAACTTATCCGAGATGCTCTCTCCGACTGGGGGATTACAAGAGCTATTCTCTGGCAAACAAGATTTCAGTGCTCTTGGAACAAACCTTGAAGATTACGGTCAGTCATTATCAGTGTTCAATACTAAGATTGCCGATGTTGATATGGGCAAACTTCAGTCTGGTATAACGCAGTCTAAAGCGCTCGTGCTGATGCTTAAAGACGTTAGTACCAATGCTGGAACAATATCTGAAGGAGAAGGATACTTCTCAAGTGCTCTTACCGATTTCGGTATTGCAATTCAGACTTATTACTCATATATTAAAGACATCAAAGAAAAGAAAGTCGACACAATTGCTAATGCATGCAATAAGTTGATGAATGTTGGAATGTCGATACAGAACAGCAATCCGGCACAATGGAAAATCTTTGGAAATTGTCTATCCGTATTCGGTGAAAAGTTTGCTAATTTCTATGATAAGGTAAAGGGTGTTGAAACTCTGAAACTTGGAACTTTAGCAACGTCGTTTAAGGATTTGGCCGATCTTACAAAATCATTAAAATCTATAAGTGGTGCATCATTTGCTAATGTATCTGAAGCTTTTAACCAAGTTGGAAAAGTTAGCATAACCAAGATGAACGCTCAGTTTGTCACCGGTAAGAAAACGGTTATGAGCTCTATAAAATCGTTGATGAGTTCAGCGATTGACGAAGTTAAAGGCCGTAAACAGGAGATGGCTCAATCAGCGACTTATGTTTGTTTGGGTTTTGTGAACGGTGTAAATGCCAATATTAACGGAATTCAAAATGCAGGAACAAAAGTCGGTCAAAAGTTCCTTGAGAAATTAAATGCTGCATTAGACATTAACTCTCCGTCCGAAGAAACAAAACAATCAGGTATATATGCTGTAACAGGTTTAATAAATGGTGTGACATCTGGGCTTAGTAGCATTTCAGATGCTGGAACATCAGTCGGTACATCATTAGCCGATGGTATAACATCATCAATTAAGGGGTCTAGTGAATCAGTAATCGGTAAGGTTAGTGGACTTGTAGATGATGTAAAAAATAAATGGAGTGAATCAAAGAAAGCAATAGATGCCGAAATAGCAAACTCTGCTAGTTCGACAGCATCTTCTTTAACATCGTCAACGACCTCAGCCATATCGTCAAGTACGAAGACCACAACAAAAGCCGCAACCAAATCGGTAAAGAAAACAGCATCTTCGACAGCTAAAGCAGCTAAGAAATACTATAAGCAAGTAGGTAAAGAGATCCTTAGAGCTCTTAATGATGGGGTTACTAAAGGAAATTATCTAACCGCGGCTAAAGCAACTACCGAGCAATTAATAACTGTAGGTAAAAACGTTGCGAAGCAGGTTCAGTCATCTCTTAAATCATCAAAAGGAATATTCGATGATTATTGGGAAGAACTCAATGAATCTTCAAAAAAGTCGACGACTAAAACCACTGCAACACTTGCTGAAGCAGCAAATGCTTTCGTGAAGTTTAAGGACTCAATTAAGGACTCTCTCGAGAGTGCTATGGATAGTTTTAAAGCATTTGAAGCTAGTACCGATACTGTTAGCACTAAAGACGTTATAAGTAATCTCAAATCGCAAATAAATGCTGTTAATAACTATAAGCTTCTTGTTAAAAGATTAAAAGCAATGGGTTATAGCAAAGAGGTTATTAAAACTATAACTGACATGGGTGTTTCTGATGGAACAACTTATGCTAAAGCCTTAATTCAGGCTAGCAAAAAACAGGTCAAGGAGATAAACGCTCAGGTTAAATCTAAATCATCTTTGGCTGAGAATTCTGCCGATGTTATTGCAGCTGTATTTGTAAATGCGGAAAAAGCCGCATCTAGTGCTAAGAAAACTAGCAGCAAAACTACTAAATCTATAAGCAAAAACTCTAGTAAAGTATCGAAAACAATTAAGAAATCAGGAACTGTTGTAACTGAACTTAGTAACGAGACTATAGAGAAATTTAAAGAGATGGCTGTTGAAGCCGGTATGTCTAACGATCTAATTGAAACCTTGATTGAAAGCAGTAAAGATTGGGTCGAGACAATGGTTAATGCTGGTACTGCTGGCGTGATTGGCATTCAAGATACTGCTAAAAAAGAAGCCGCTGCTATACAGGATATTTATGAGTCTATGGCTTATGGATCTGATACTGCGGAAGCGTACATTAACAAGTTCTATGACGTCGACGATGCTACAAGAGTTTCTGCGGAAACTGTTACGGCTGCTAAGAAAGCGGTACAGGCTTATGCTAAGAGTTTGTACTATGCTACCGATGCCGGAAAGACTGAAAAAGCTGAATTACATGAGCTTAAACAGACTTATAAGGATTCTAAGGAAGAACTCGAAAATCTCAGAAAAGAACGAGATAAGATAAGCAAAACCAAAGAACCTGAGAAGTGGAAGGAAGCCCAAGAAGCTGTTAAAGCTTATAAACTTGTAGTTCAGGATAATCTACAAGCGGTAAATGATAAAGCTTCTGAAATTGCTGATAATATTAAGGAGAACTGGGATAGTTTATCTTCATCCTTAACCGAAAGTTTCAAGAATGCTATGTCTGGATTAAGTATTTCTTATGATACAGGTATTGATCCATTTACTGAATATTCAGAAGATACTGAAACTACAATGGAAACAATGCTTTCCAATTTCCAGTCACAGCTTAACGCTTATGCTACATATCGAAATAATTTATTACAGTTATACGAGATGAAAGAAAGCGGAGTTGTAAGCCAGTCGACATATGATTATATTTCATCACTTGGACGAGATGGAGAAGCTTATCTTAATGCAGTAGTAAATGCTACAGATGATGAACGAGAGCAGTTAGACTCTCTGTTACAACAAAACACTCAAGCTACTAGTGAGACACTTATACAAAACGCAAAAGATCAGGCCGCTAACTTAATTGAGTATCAGAATACTCTAATCAGCTTAGCCGATAAGGGCTTTGATGCAAATACCTTGTATGAGCTCTTTGAGTCTGGATATTCTGAAGAGAACTTAGCTCGTGCCGAGGCTTTTGACCAGTTGAGTGACGATCAGATTCAGGAATGGAATGACGTTCAAGCTACTGGAGAAGAAGCAGCATCAACCGCAGCTAGTAAGATACTCGCGGCTTATATCGGCGAAACAGAGAAAACAGGTAATGCTATTCAGTCAATCTTAACAGGCGATGCAGGAGCATTAACGACTTCTATAACTGTAGCAGTAAGCGATGCTGTAGATGAAGCATTGACCACGGTTTCCGAGGATAAAGAAGCAGAATCCAATGCAACTGGAAAGACTGTCGTGTTTGGAATAGCTGATGGTATCTCTAAGAATACTTCTACGGTAGTTAAAGAAGCAAAGACCACTGGTAAGAAAACTCTTTCTGGATTATCAAAGTATATTAATGAGGATAATGGTCTTAGCGTTAGTACACAGATGTGTTCTGGTATTGTTACAGGATTTACGAATGCTAGAGATTCTATAGTTGAAGCGGCTGAAGATATTGTGTCAGCTGCAATGGATGCATTAGATGCAATGTCTGAATATGCTGAAGAAGTAGGAAGCTATTCTGGATCTGGATTGTCGTCCGGATTAAAAGGTTCTGCATCAAGTGTTGCTAGTTCAGCTAGTATGCTTGGCACAACAGTT